TTTTTACTGGTTCTCTATCTGCCTTTGTTGCTCCACCGAAAGATAATCCCTTGTATTCACCTGATGTTATCTTCTTCCAAATGTCATCATCTAATTCATAATCCTTATGTATCTTACCTGTAATCTTAATTGCTGGATATACATTACCTTCTGCATCTGACGCTTCTGTCTTTGAGTAGTTTATACCCTTACCAACAACTCTGTTGGAATGAGTATCTGTAATAGGTGCTCCCCTATCCATCCATGTAGGAAGAACTTTGTATAATTCATCTACTATTGTGATCTCTCCTTGTTTGTCTTTCATTTCTACTGTTAATAATCCCTCAAAGAATCTTTCGTCATCTGCCTTACTATTTGGTACTAAACTTTTTGTGACTAAAGTTCTAAAGAACACATTATCCATGAATTGAATATATACTCTTCATTTATAAAGTTAGTGTAAAAAGGATAAAAGGGGAATAAAAAAACCCTTGTACCTGCCCTTTATGTCTATTCTACAGACTCTTTCTTTGCCTTGCTCACTACGAAGTCAGCAGTAAATCCAGTAATCAAACCTACTAACACAATTCCTGCGTCAGATAAGCCTTCTACTACTTGGACTTGAGCCAGAGCCAGAGCAGCGAAAACAGCAACGATTAGTGATCCTGCGAGTAATCTTACAGAATAAGATTCTCCATCAGAATGTAGCCATCCTCTTAATGTGTTCAGACCTGCTCCTACTGCTGCAGCAATAGCGACAAGTATTAATGCTTCTACCATAGCAATCAAACTAATACCTTGTATTTAAGCATTTATAGAATATTAGATAGTTGCACGAATGCCACTATAAATCTAGTCGTATAGTCTTGATCGTATTATCATCGACTTTTTCTTCAATCTTCTTAAGTTCTTTTCTAATGTATCTTTCAAATTCTGTTTCTCCTAATGATTCCCACTCGGTCATTTTAATCCCTTATAGGAATAAGTGCTTTGGCCTTTATTAAAGATAACACAACATTTGGGTCTGCCATTATTAAGTCTATGAATTCCTCGTCTCCTTTTGCTATACCGTCAAAACTTCCACAGTTATAACATACCCATACTTCATGTGTACCGTCTGAATATCCGTATTTCTTCTTGTTACATTTACACATCTTTACCATAATAAAACATAGAAGAGTTTATATTTAAGTATATCTGATTATAAACATGGCGACTGCAATATATGTTTATACTAATAAAAAAGACTATGATAAGATATATAGAGGAAAGAATGATGCATGGACATACCAAACACCTATATTGGACTTTTTCATCAAACCAACGGAGGGATATGAAGTAGAGGATTCAATATTGTCAAATAGACTTTGGGTTATAACAAACACAACAAAGATAAAAGAACGCCCTGATACATCAAGAACCATAGTACATTTTACAAATGGAACTGCGTTTGACTATCTGAGAGGTGATGAACTACTTGTAGAGAAAGAAAAACTATCTTACAACCCAAAAAATAATCAATTGGAGTTCTACCCAAGAAGATTTAGACAACCGTTAATGAGTTTAAGAGTGGACAAGGTTGTGGGTGGAAAACCTAATGGTAAAAAAATAATTGATTTTAAACATAAATATTATGATATAGCACACAACAGAATAAATTTGTTCATATAATGGTTTCTAGTTTTATATTCAGGGCAGCAGGATTTAACGAAATAATAGAACTGTTAAAAGAAACTAATGTTAGATTAAAAAACCTAGAGGTGTTGTTAGAATTCACCTTATCTCCACCAGATTTAGCTAAATATAAAAAAGGAATGAAACTTGATGATGTACCTAGAAAAAAGATTAACCATCAAGATTAGCAAGTTTTTTATATTGTGATTTTGTGTCTAATAACTCCTTTACAATTTCTTCCCATTCAGTCTTGAGTTCAGGATGGGTTTTTGATATTGTGTCTTCTTGTAATTTTGCAAGAATAATAATGGTCTTTTCTATACGATAAGACCTCTTGTTCAATTCTTCCACATTTTTTTGTATTTGTTCTAGACAGTCCTGCCTCTTTTTAAATCGGCTTACAAAGCTTGCTGCCAGACCAGACAAAAATATACCTATGACTATAAGTACAACTTCATAGCCAAAGTTTGGAAATATTTCTTCTACCATACATAGACGTAAATTTCTTTATATTTAAGTTATCTTTTATTTCCTAGATTTCCACCGAATATTGCCTTCCAATCTTTTCCGTTCTTCTTCTTCATACGTTTCCAGAATGGATCTGTATTCATAAATCCACCAGCTTTGTTATATTCTTTTGTAACATTTGCAATCTTTCTATGACATTTATGACAGAATCTTGCATTTATCTCTTCTAAGTTAAATCTATAATCACCACAGAAGTAACATAGTCCGTAGAACTTATCGCTGATTTTTGCTAGTAATGGTTCCCTACCACGCTTACCAGCACACTCACCACATATCATAACGATAGTAGCAGCAGCAGCATCCTTTTTAAAACAGTTTATACATATAGCTTCTTTGTAATGATTTACATGGGTGTATTCGTCTTTCTGGTGTTTATCCCATAACTTCTTACCTATATCCTGACCACCAGTATCAACATTAAGTTTTGTTGCCATTACTTTTCTGCTGCCACCACTTTCTTTAATGCGTCTTGTAGTATTAGATATACATTATTTGTAGCATAATCGTTAGTAGATACCTTTCTACTTACTTTCTTTATCTCATCTATAGTATCATCTATTGCTTTATAATCTGCGTTGTATACATTAGTTACTCTCTTAGACTTTATTTCCTCTATCTGTTCGTCTATTCTATCAGTATATCTTATTTTATACTTTGCCTTTACTTTTATTGTTGCTGATGTCTTTTCTCCTTTAGTTTTCTTCTTCATTTTCCCACCCCCTCATAGATTCAAATTCTGACTTTACAATTTCTCTTGCCTGTCTTACTGTCATAAATCCGTTTTTTCTTAGCATTTCAGTGGTCTTTTTCTTTGTCCAACCGAAATCAACTGCATCTTGTAACGTTCTTTTTACACTTTCAAAGTTAACTGGTGTTATACCATCAGGATAGTTTTTTCTACTCATTGAAGTTCCATGACCACTTGCTGGGTGCCCACCTGCAACACCCCCTACTTTAGACGGTAGTTTATGTTGTGGTTCTCCTTCGAATCTTTGTGTTTCTTCTTTTGGTGCAGCAGTACTTCTACCACGTCCACCTGGCTTAATTCCTTCTGGATTTTCATCAAGCCTTCCAGTTAGGCCTACCATGTCGGCAGTTGTTACAACTGGGTCCTTTGAAACTTTGAATTCACCTGTATGTGTTCTAGCAATCTCAAATCCTAATCCTTGCAATGATTTCATGTTTTCTATCTCTACTCCTTGTATCTGCAAGTCTCTTAACCTATCTGTTTCTTCTCCAGACTTTAATCTTAACTCCCAATCAAAAACACCGTTAATGGCTGCCAACTTTATTAAAAATGATTTTAATAGAATGTCTTGCCCCCATTTGATTGCTCTGTTTGTAATTGTAACTTGCAAACCTTCCTGTGACCAACCAGTTGGTAGTTCACCGAAATATAATGGAAGTACTCCATATATTGCACCGATAATCATTCTTAACTCTTTTCTTATAGCAATAAATTCTAATTCTTTAAGTGAACCAGTAAAGTCTAGCCACTGTGCCATGTTCTTACCACCTGGCTTGTCAGATTCAACCAACAGTGGGTGTATCATATACGGATCTTCTGTAGCCTTTTGTTCTAATGCATCCCAAGATTTTCTGAATGTTTCATAATTACGTGAAGCAATTACCAACATACCTCTTGGTGGTCGCATCTTATCAAAGTATTTTCTAATGTACTCGTCCATATGTGACAAGGACATTATCTTTGACCATACTGCATAGATTGGAGAATAACCGTAAAGTAGTCCTGGTCTGTATTTACCTGCCCTCCAAATTACCTCACCCTCTCCGTAGATAACTCTCTTTGGTTGAGGTATACCTATAGAATAAACTGAGTTAACTTCAACTACTGCCTTCAATGCTTTTGTACCACATACATCACATCTGTCTCCTGTAAGTCTTTTTGCTCTATGTTCAAACTTTGGACATACAAAAACTGGATTGTGTTTATCGTCATAACCTACCCTACCATCACTATCTGCTATCATAGCTACCTGTGGTGGATCTATTCTTAACAATTCTTTAATCTCTGATTTTTCTGGATCTATTTCACCTGTAGCATCATCAATCCAATAATTCTTTAACACTAACAAATATGCGTTGTCTGCAATTTCTAAATCTCTTTCTAACATTCTTACTATATCTTCCAATGACTGTTGGTTTGCATTCACTGGATTATTCAATGTGTTTTCTAATATCTTTCTGTTTTCTGGTGAAGGTCTTAGTAACTCTGTACTTCCACATGTATCACATTGTAATGGTTGATCATCTTGTGGTCTTTCATTTCCCTGTCTAACGGGAAACTGTGGTTGTTTTGTACTAAGAGTCAGAGATTTTGATGATGTTGTAGAACCAACTATTTTTTCATTATCCTCATTTGTGGAGTTTGGCTGCTCGTCTCGTATATCTCCTGCTAATGGGGCATATTGAAATTCCTTTGAACAGTTGGAACACTTGAATTTCCATTTCTCTACTATCTCAAATCCATTCTTAAACATTTCACGGTTAATGGTTTCTATTGGTATTCTAATAGCATCCACATTATCTGCAAGCTCATAGATCATTATGAGTGGAAACGGAAATATTGGTAGTTTTGCACCAGTATCTGTTGCCATATAAGGCTGTGCAATACTTGGTCTTACAGTTGATTCTGTAAAGGATTTACTTCTAAAACTAAATATACCTTTTACCCTATCTACAATACCCATGATATGTCATATAATTTACGGTATATAAACTTTGTTAAAGAATTGTTACGTTTTTGTAACTAGCCACCATGCTGTGTGCATACAATGTCTCTAACATCTATAGTGCAAGAACAATTCTTTTTAGGTTTTTCTTCTGCTTCTTCTGATGATCTTCCAAATCCCATATCTTTATAAGATATATGTTGAATATAAAGATGTGGGTAGTGTGAGTATGCACGCCTTAGTAGACTAATACGAACGGGAAGACTGGATTTACTACCCAGCCCACAATCTTTATACGGTTTAAACATAAAATTAAGTATGGTGGAATTAGAAACAGAAGACTTTAGCGAGTTGATAGATTGGTTTACATTAGCTTTCGGTAAGAAAAAAACTGAAAATATATCACAAAAATCTAAAAAAACATTCTGGAAACTAAGTTTTCTACTGGAAGATAAACTAAAAGAACTAGAGGACATGAAAGACAATGATGAGTAATCCATTTGTTCTGGGTGCTATTTTCACTTTATCTATATGGGTTTTCTACGTAACATTTATAAATTAGTAGTATCTAAACAAAACATGGACTATGATAAGTTTGGTATATTAATAACAATACTTATAGTAGGATCTATGTTTGGCTATGTGGCAATAACAGACAATTGGGTTCCTGGAATATCAAGCCTAATTCCAGAACAAGTTATACCAGAAGTAGTTGAATCTGAAGAAAGATTAGATAATGCTTATTATGAATGGTGTTATAAAATGAAAATAGAGTGTTAATATGACTACACATTGCATAGTTATGGATAACGATGTGAAGTTTGATTCTGACATTGACCAAGATTTTGCAACAAGTGTAATAAACGAATGGAGACATAAATGGCAACCCAAAAGATACAAGGACAAGAGAGGCAGGCCTAGAGAGTTTGGTTATGTAACATACAAAGTTATAAACGAATCACAACATTTTCCAGATGATAAGTTTGAAGATAAGGCTTTAACAATAGCACTAAGGCAGTGGGGGTTTAGAACAAGAGAGATTAGATTTAAAAGAATATATACAGACAAGACAGCAGATATAGAGATGAGATTTTTAAAGAAAGAAGATGACAAATTGTTTAGAGATAAGCCAGGAACTCTTGCTTATGCATATTTTCCCAACGGCTCAAAGATTGGGGGAGATATAACATTCAATGATAGTGTAATATGGTCTACAAACGGCAAGCCAGTAAACGCACATGATGTATTTCCAGAACAATACCCAGCTAACACTAAAACCAAACTTCGTACTTATAACATGATACATACGTTGCTTCACGAGTGTGGCCACGCCATCGGACTTAAACATTGTCCAGACCACAAAACTTGCATAATGTGGCCGTACTACAACGGGAGGGTGGTTCTTCACGATCACGATGTTGAACGTATACAAAACATTTACGGCAAACGTAAATTTAAATCGTACCTCCTCGACTACTTTCGCAAACGCATGCTACGCAAGTGGGGTTGACGCGAAGCGTCACGAAAAATTTGGGAAGATTTATATAAGTGGTTGGTGTAAGAATGATGAGCAATGTGAAAGTAAAATTTGATTGTCAAGACTGTGGTTGGAAGTATAATGGTGATATGCAACATCTATACGTTGCGTTAAAACACAAGGACAAACATGAGGAAGAGTTATATCTACAGGAGGATCTTTATGGTTAGCAATTGGTTTCTGTACATAGGAGTGTTTCTCGTCGCCTCTGGTTTTGGCCTGTATGTAGGAATAATTTTCGTCGCTGTTTGGCTAGTAGGTTGTATATGTGATAGTAATAAGAAAAGGGAACCAGACGTACATAATCACTATAGTTTTGAAGGGGATAAAATTGTGAATATAAAAGCAAAACAGGGAAGTAAAAAATACGTATTTGACGGCCAAATAGGTGATTGGAGATAATTAAAGGTTTAGTAAGAACTAAAATATGTGACAGATGTCTGGATATAATGAAAGAGATACAGCCATGTCATGTCAAATGTTTTAACTGTGGAGCAGAAATGGATTGTTCGGATAAGGGATTCATATGGTAATATCTAATAATCAAATAGCCAAAGTCATCTGCGTAGCCTGCCAAGAGCCAATCGGGGGGCACAGCAAGAGACAGTTATGGAGATGTTTGTTCAGAATCCAAGGAACCATAGTTGGAGCCAAAATAGAGAATAAGTTACCCACTGAAGACAAATCGAAGTTAAAAGTTAATGCTAGGCATTGATAGAGTTCGAGACCAAGGTTCTTCGTGTACTAGACGGAGACACGGTTGATGTTCTCATTTCGTTCCCATTCGGCATCTCTGTAAGCAAGAGGGTTCGAATGTACGGAATCAACGCCCC